TGCGAGTCTCCTTAGGGGTAAATTACGGCAGCAGCGTTCCGCTGCGCAGGTCGATCTTGAGCGTGACGGTCGCCTGACCGGCACTGTCCGTCCGGCGGGCGGAGAGCGTCAGCACACCGCCGCTGAGCATGGGCGCGTTCTCGCTGTCCTGACAGTCAAAGTAGTATTCGCCGTCAGAAAAGAGCTCTTGTGCCTTGATCGTCACCGCCGCCCCGCCGCTTCTGCGGTAGACGAAGGTCGCACCGGCCAGATTGGAATAGGGAACGCCCGCGTACTCAGACTTGTCCGCGCCGTAAAAATACGTCTTCTGCACCAGCGCGGCAGACGGCGCGGAGCTTGCAAGCAGCGCGTCCTCGAGCTCGGGCCGGAACTGCTCGGCCGAACGGATGCTCAGGCCGCTTTTGGCGTCAAAGTGATACTCCCAGCCAAACTCCTCCACGGCAAAGCGCCACGTGAGCGGGAAATAGGTCACGCCGCGGAAGTTAAGCAGCGGGTACGGCTCGGCGGAATTGTCGAGGCATTTGCCCTTGTCCACCGTGTTGACGGCGATCTGATAGTCAGCGACGGTCGCCTTGGCGGTCACGGTATTTTTACTGGTCGCAGGCGTGTCGGTCCACGTGTCCTCGCTCGCGTCGCTGTAGCCGACAAACAGCGTGCCCTTGGGCTCGGTCTGATACCAGTTGCTCTTGAGGTGCAGGAAGCGCGAGGCGTGGTAGGTCATGGGGAAATACGTAATATCGCGGTAGACGATCAGCGGATATTCGCTGTGCGCGCTGTCGATCTTGGTATCGTTGAGCGTAACGGCAAACGTCGGGAGCGTGACAGTGACGGTTTTGCCCTTGTCCGCCGCCAGCGCGGAGCTCTGCAGCAGCAAAAGCAAGGCGAGCATAAGAGTCAAAAACTTGCAGCGTTTCATACGGCATTCCTCCTGAGTATTGATAAGAGAATTTTACCATGATTTTCAGAGCGCGTCAATTCGTACGGCCCCGGGAAAGAGCAAATGAAAAGAGACAGCTCAAAAGCTGTCTCTCTTTTTTGGTGCCTCGTCGGGGATTCGAACCCCGGACACCCTGCTTAAAAGGCAGGACAAAAGTCAATGTTTACAGCGCTTTTCAGATTTCTGCAATCAAATATGCGCTCACGCCTTGCTTTCGGAATCTTGGACGTAGGCAATCAGTTTGTCAATGGACGCCTGCTTTTTCCGCTGGCGAAGATGCGTATAGATCGCGATGGTGGTCTCAACGTGGGCGTGCCCGAGCAGAGCGCGGGCCGTGTGAACGTCGACGTCCGCCTCAAACAGCGTGGTCGCGTAGCCATGCCGCAGGACGTGCGGCGTGAGCGTGTTCCGGTAGTGGTGCTTCAGGTACTTGTGCCCATTGACGCCCACCGTCTCGGTCGGCGCGTCCGTGAAAAAGCCCATATCCCGGCAGTAGTGGTTCCAGTGCTTGAGATAGGTCGAGCGCGAGAGGAATTTTTTCGGGTCCTTGCCATGAAAAACATAGTCGTCCGGCTCGCCCTGCATCGGTCGGAGCATGGTCTCGGCAGGAGGCAGCAGCGGCAGCGTGCGGATGCCAGCCTCCGTTTTAGGATCGCCGACCTTGTGGACGCCGTGGTAGGAAAGATTTTTGGTGCAGGCTATCTGCTTCGTCTTAAAATCAATGTCGCCCCATTGCAGGCCCAGCGCTTCACCGCGGCGCAGGCCGGTGTAAATCAGGAACAGGGCAAACTCGCCCCAGTACGCCTCTCCTGCGCGGGCTTTGATCGCGTCCACGATATCGTCTTTCGGCGCTTCCCTTTTCTGCGCCGCTTTCGCGCCGGTCGGTATCGCAATGCCGAGCGCCGGATTGGTCTTGACGGTCTGGCCGAAGATCGAGTCGGCCACGGCGAAAGCGAAAATACTCTTGTAGACCGTCCGCTGGGCGCGGATCGTGCGCACGGAATAGTCGGCCTCCTTCATTGCCTGCAGGTGCGCGGCGATGTTGCTGGTAAGGACCTCATCGGCGGGGACGTTTCCGAGCCGTTCGACCGCGCGCTCATACGGCGCCTTGTAGCAGTCAATGGAGCCGTCGCGGTATTCCTTCCACTTTTTCTCCTGCCATGCCTCCGCGACGGTGCGGAAAAGCAGCTTCGTCGGCTGCTCCTTCTCCTGAATGCGCCGGTACAGCTTCTCCGGGTCGCGGTCGCAGATCGTGTGCCGCGGGCCCTTCGGCAGACCGTCGGCGTCGAGCTCGTGCCAGTAGCCCTGATAACGGCCATCTGCGCGCAGCGTATAGAGCTTTTTATAATTGATTTTCGCCATGTGTCCTCTCCCCTGCGCTTGCGAAAATGGAACGACCGCCGCCATGCCGGGCGGCGGCCGTGGTGATTATTCTTCTGTGTTTTCTGCAAAAAATCTAACATATACCTGCGCGCCATAGTAGTCATGAGCAGTGCTTCGCCCAAACGGCTCAAATGCAGAAATGCAATCAATTCTTTCCCATTTTTCAGCGATGCTCGCGGCAGCCTTTGGCGGCACAGCCCCGACAACACATCCGTTGACGGTCACGAAAAACAATGGCGGTTCACTGCCGTCAACTTCTGCAATGGAAACAACTCGCTCCTTGTCAAACGGCGGGCGCTTTTCTTTGATTTTTCTTAGCAGCGTTTGGCGGCGAACGCCGTCCTCATTTTCATCAAAAACGGCGGAAAGCTCAAAAGAAACATGATCCCATTTTTTACGAATGGCTTCCTGTTTTGCTCTCGCCTCTTCAATCATTTTCCGAGTTTCTTCTCTGCGCTTTTGAAGCTCTTTATAGTTTGAGTTGCACTGTGCTGCTGGGGCCTGCTGCTTTGGCGCGGCTTTGATCTCTTCAACATGGCTGATGCCAGTACCAGGGAGCGTTGTCGTGGTACGGATATTGCCGTCTGCTTTTTGCGTAATACGGCCAAATTTATTGCCGACGCTGAAACCAACACCAGACTGCGAAAAGTTGATTCGCAGCGGTCCAAGGTTTAAGCTTTTACGGAAACGCGTCCCCATATCTTTCACACCCTCCCGTGCCCGATTCGGGCACATTTTTTTATATTTTCCCGCAAGTTAGCGGGAAGTTAACGATTTTTCTGCCTTTTTCGACAACATCTTGCCGAAAAAGGTGCTATGGTAAAAATACACGCAGGTGCTCCGGAGGTGTCAGCTCGCCTGCGCAGGCCCCGTCGTCAGTTGCAGGGGCGGCGGGGCCGCTTTACAATGGAATATCTGGCCGGTCTAAAATACGAGTAAAGAGAGGTACATAGACATGTCAGATCAGCACAGCGCGCCGCAGGACTTGACCGAGTTACACCAACGCCTCATTGAGAAATACCGGCGGCTTACGCCGGAAAACCGTGGGCGTCTCATGGCCTATCTTGAGACGATAGCAGCAGGTCCAGATATTCCTCCAGCCTTTCCCGATTCCGCGCGCTGAGCGCGTCATACCCCGCCAGCAGCCTGTCCTCCTCCGAGGGCGGGCTGCTTTCGTTTTGCTCGCCAAGCAGGTCGGACGTGGTGACGCCGAGGTACTGTGCGAGCAGCTGGACACGCTCAACCGATGGGACTGTATCACGATTTACAAGCTGCCCAATGAGATTCTTTCCCGCTCCGCTTTCGTCGCAGGCAACAGTGGGCTTAACGCCTTTTAATGCGCTGTATTTTTTTACATTTTGCACAAATACGTCTTTATTCATTGGGAACCTGCCGAATCAGAAATTGGTGAATCCTCCAAATTATCAGAAATTGGGGATTTTCTATTGACAATCACGAATTGGGGATTTAAGATAGGCGCACAAGGTAAACGCAAGGTTTACACGAAAGGAAAGGAGGTGCGAAGCGGTGAAGCGCTTCGACGGATCATGGGCACAGCTGATTCTTTCATTTGTGGCCCTGTTTGTGTCGTTGGCGGCATTCGTTTTCAGCTATTTCGTTTAGGCGAAATAGCTCTTTACAAAGGACGCGAAGGACATGAGAATCGCCGCAACCGAGATCCAGAACGAAATTTTAGAGCGAAGCTCGCTGGAGAGTGTTAGGTTCGATGCCTCCAGCGCGGCGCGGCCTTTGTCGGAGATCTTATACGCAGTGGACGTTAAGCCCATGATAACCGGGGACACCAGTCCACGATCTACGAGAGACCGGCACCGTTCCGGGTCATAGCTCGGCGCAGTCAGGAGCTTATCGACCAGCACCGGCGAATCCTGCTTTTCAAACCATTTCAGGAGCTCGCGCTCCGGTTTGCTCAAAAGGTCCATAGCGGTCCATCCCCAAAACAGTAAACTTACAATTTACTGTATATCACAAATTTTACGCAAAATCAAGAGAAAGGACGTGACAAGAATTGACAAGATTCCGCATCCGTGAGCTGCGCGAGGCGCGCGGAGTAAGCCAGTACAGACTGGCCCGCCGGCTCGGCGTGACCAAGATGGCGGTCAGCCGATGGGAGAGCGGTGCGGCCATGCCGACAGCGGACAAGCTGCCGACCATCGCCGCGCTGCTGGAGTGTGAGGTCAACGACCTCTACGACGACGAGACGCTTCGCGCCGCGAGCGAGGCGGCGAGGGCCGCGGTGGCGGCCAAGGGCGCGGCAGACGCGAGAGCGCTGGCCGCAGGAAAGTGAGGAGGGCGTTATGCCAAGGGAAAAGGAGACCTACCGCGCGGTTCTGGCGGACCTTTTGGAGTATACCGGAAACCGCCGCTTGCTGACGGCAAAGGACGTCGGGGGCTACCTCGGCATAGACCCGCGCACCGCCGCGCAGCGCTACTGCATCGACCGCCGCGGGATCGTGGCCCCGGTGCTGGCATCCATGCTGGCCCGCTAAATCGACACTACCACAAAGGAGGAATGAGAACAATGGCAGAGTTATACCCGAATATCTACCAAAGGGGTAGAAAAACGACACTTTTGACGCAGGAGGAGGCGGCGGAGCGGTTGCACATCTCGCCCGAAACGCTCAAGCGCTACGAGGGCGGACGGCTCACACCGCCGGACGAGACCGTGGCGCGGATGTGCGAGGTCTACGGCGTGCGCTGGCTGGCGCTGGAGCACGCGAAGGCGACCGACCGGCTCGGTATTCTGCCGGAGCTGGAGCCAAAGCCCCTGCCGATGGCGACCATCTCGCTGACCAACCGCCTGCGCGACGCAGCGGATCGGCTGGCCGGATTGCTCCGCATCGCCGAGGACGGCGTGATCGACGACGCGGAGCGCCCGGAATTCGACGTCATCGTGCAGGAGCTGCGCGAGACTATCGCCGCGGCGTATCAGGTGATTTACGCTGACGGCGCAAAAAAAGAACGCCCCGACGGTGGCATGTCGAAGCGTTCCGTGTCTCAGAGGTTCAACTCTGAAAACGATTGCAAGAACAGTATATCATACTCACGCGGAAATGCAAGCCCCGTTTTGAAAAAGGGGGTGTATGCACGATGAGCGGATGGGCGATTTTCTTTACATTCGTCGGCGTGGGTACGTTGGTGGCGAAGTTTGTGGACTTTGTCGAGATTATCGGAGGAGATGCACATGGCAGAAGAAAAAGACACGCGGCCATGCGATGACATGAGCGAGAGCCGGATCAAGTCCGGCCGGAAGCAGCGCTTTACCGTGCTTTACAAATCGGCCATCGAGGACAAGCGTCTGCCGCTGGACGCGCGCGGGCTGCTGGCCATCATGGTCGGTCTTCCAGACGGCTGGCAGTACTCCGTCAAGGGCCTCGCGGCCTATGTAGGCGTGAGCAAGGACACTATCCGCAGACTGCTCGAAAAGTTGGAAAAAGTGGGGTACTTAACCCGCGAGCAGACACACGACGAGAACGGCCATTTTGCCGGTAATATCTACGTTTTGCAGGACGAAGCGCCGCCGTTGTCGGGAAACACCGACAACGGTGAAGCCCGACAACGGGAAAAACCGTCATCGGGTTTTCCGACCCAAATAAATACTAAAAGAACCAAAGAAGAAAAGAAACAACCCCCTATAGCCCCCGCGGAGGTCGAAAAGCTCGTTGAGAAATACTGTGGCGAGGACGACGAACTGCGCGAGGCGATCATGGGGCTGTTGGAAAACCGGGCAAAGCTGAATCGGCAGAAGACCGTGAAGACCGAGCGCGCCATGAGCGGCATCCTGCGGAAGCTGGATGAGCTGTCGTGCGGCAGACGCGAACTGAAGCTTGCGCTGCTGGACAAGGCGATCAGCATGAATTGGCTGACCGTCTACGAGCTCAAGCCGGACGAAATGCCTGCGGTCAGGACGGAGGGCAGCGCGGCGCTGCCGCTCGGTTGGGGGGTGTAGCGCATGACGCAGCAGAGGAAAACACAGCCGGGGCTTGAGGCCGAGACCGCGGTCATCGGCGCGCTGCTCATTGCCCCCGAGATCGTCAAGGACGTGCTCTTCGCTGTCCGTGAGCAGGACTTCGGCATCGAGATCAACCGGAAGATCTTCCGCGCGGCGCGGGATCTGTACCTGCGGGCAAAACCAGTGACAGCTGTGACCATCCGCGACAAGGTCGGCAAGGAGTCGAGCGACTACATCAGGCAGCTGTACGAGATCACGACAACCAGCACCAACTGGCGCGAGTATGCCACCATCATGGCCGAGCAGACCTGCATGCGGCGCATGCAGGAGCTTGCCGTGCAGATCGCCGCAGCCAACACGGCGCAGGAGTGTCGAGAGCTGGCCGCGAATATGCAGCAGGAGCAGCATGGCGGCCGCCAGATCGCGGCCTACACCATGGAGGACATGATCCAGGACTTTGCCGCACGCCAGACGGATAAAACTCCGCTCGAATACGTCCGCTATGGCCTCGCCGAGGTGGATGCCGGTACATACACGCAGCAGGGCGACGTGGTCGTTATTGGCGGATACCCCAGCGCCGGAAAGACAGCACTGGCCCTGCAAATGGCGATGTGGATGGCCAGAAAATGGCGCGTGGGCTTCTTTTCGCTCGAGACAGACCACCGAAAGGTGACCGACCGCGCAATCGCCATGCTGAACGATATTAGCTTCACGGCCATCAAGCGGCGCGAACTGACAGACAAGGACTGGGAGCGGTTTGCGGCCAAAAGCGCGGAGAACGCAGGGCTTAAATTCACGCTGATCGAAGCTGCCGGCTGGAGCGTCAGCGATATCACGAGTGCAGCTGAGGCCTACGATTTCGACGTGATCTTCATCGACTATGTCCAGCTCATCCGACCGAGCACAACCAATCCCATGCGCAGCGAACAGGTGGCGGAGATTTCCCGCGAGCTGCACGCCTTCGCCCAAAGCCGCAAAAAGCTCGTGATCGAGCTGGCACAGCTTATCCGCGAGGAACGTCCGGCCATGCAGAAAAAGGCGAACAAGCCGCAGCAGAACGAACCGCGCATGAGCGACCTGAAAGAGTCCGGACAGCTGGAGCAGGACGCAGACATAATCTTCATGATCTACCGCCCTGTCGAGGGCGGAGACTATGATCCCGCGAAGTCGCGCTTCCTGCGCATCGTGAAGAACAAAGAGGGCCTGCTACTGCGCACGCTGCTGTGGTTCGATGGCGACAAGCAGACCTTTACGCCGATGACGATGACGTCAACACGCGAGATCGAGGAAGACAAGAAACTTGTCGAGCGGAATGCTCGCAATGAGCGCATGAGCGGCGCAAAGCGCCGGTAGAGAAAGGAGAAACATCATGCCATATATTGGACAGCCAATCGCCTGGACGCCCTGCGCGTACTGCAATCTGGACGGCAAAGAGAACCCCAAGAGCACGAGAGCGCGGAAGAAGGTGCGCGGCAGAATCGTGTGGATCAACGAGCTACACCATTTCTTCCTGGCGGAGGCGCAGGTCTTCGGACACACGATGCGCGAGTGCTTCAAATTTTGAAGGCGGCGCATGAGAAAGAAAGTCAACAGCAAGTGCTACATGTGCGAGCGCCGTCATCCGGCGTGTCAGGACAAATGCCCTGATTATCTCGCGTGGAAAGCGAACCTTGACGCGACCAATGCGAAGATCAAGGATGCGAAAAAAGAGTATGAAGACATCGGGAATTACCAGTACGAGACAGCGAAACGGCTGCGAAAATAGAGATAACAGGAGGACGAAATGAAAACGATTGCGATCATGAACTACAAGGGCGGCGTCGGCAAGACGGTCACGACGATCAACTTCGCGGCCGAGCTCGCGGCCGCGGGCAAGCGCGTCATCGTGATGGACGCAGATGGCCAGTGCAATCTGAGCGATATTTTCCGCGCAGACACGCTCCACGGCGGCACGACCTATGAGGTGCTGACCGGCGAGGTGTGCGGCTGTTGGGACGAGATCATTCAGGAGACACCCGTCGAAGACGTGGTCATCGTGCCGGCCAGTGCGGAGCTGCCAAAGGCGGACATTGCCGCCCTGACCGGCGAGCGGCTGGCAAAAAACGGCATCCGTGATTTTTGCCTTGCTGTGGCAGAGGATGAGGGCGCAGACTATATCCTCATCGACTGCCCGACCGACTACAATGCGGCCACGGTGGCGGCGCTGGGCGCTGCGGATGAGATCATCATTCCCGTCGAGCTGGAGGGTTTTTCACTCCACGGCGCGGGCGAGATCCGCAGTCAGGTCGCCAACATGCGCACGGTCAATCCGCGTCTGCGTATCGCGGGCGCGCTGATCACCAAGCGGCGCGGTACGCGCATCCAGGAGGCCGCAGAGCAGGCCTTGCGCGTGAGCGGCATCCCGGCATTTGAGGCAGCAATCCCGCTGCGGGCTTCCGTGCCGGCAAGCATGTCTAACCTCAACGCGAGCAAGACGCTGAGAGGATATGCACCCAAGGATGCCGCGACAAAGGCGTATCACGATTTCACACGGGAGTATCTGAGCAAGGGAGGCGCGGTCAATGGCTAAGGGCAAGTTTGACATGAGCGAGTTTCTCACGCCAGTCGAAAGCGTGCCCGAATCGGGCACGACGCGGGAGATCGCCGTCGATGACATCGTAGACAACCCTCGGAATTTTTACCCCCGACCCGATAATGCGGCGCTTGCCGAGCTGATGGAGTCCATCCGCGCGAACGGACTGCTTGAGCCGCCGACCGTCGTGCCGGACACGGACGGCAAGTACCGTCTGATCTCTGGCCACAGCCGCATGGCGGCGCTGCGGCTGCTCGCGGCGAACCGGGATGAGGCCGTCGCGAAGCAGTTTTCCACCGTGCTCTGCCGAGTGCTGCCGGCAATGACGGAGGAGCAGGAGCTCTGCGCCGTGATCGAGGCCAACCGCCAGCGTTTGAAGTCACCGGCGCTGCTGGCGCAGGAGGCGGAACGGTTGACGGCAATGTATATTCGCCGCCGCGAGGCGGGCGAAGAGCTGCCGGGACGCATTCGAGACCGCGTAGCCGAGGCGATGCAGGTCAACAAGACCAAGCTCGCCAACCTCAGCGCGATCAAGCGCGGACTCAAGGTCCCGGGGCTCGTGCGCAAGTGGGAGGCGGGCGAGCTGCCCGAGGCCGCGGCACTCGAGATCGCCCGCATGGACGACGAGACGCAGTACCGGCTGCTCGACTGGATGATCGACAATCGCCGGAGCTACACGATCAAGGACGTGCAGGAGTTTGTGAAATTTAGAGCGAAAGACGAGCAGGCCCTAGAGGATGAAAAGTATATCGAGTTGCTCGGGCATATCCGTGAACGTCTTGAAAGAGAGCTGCGAGGATGTAAAAATCGAGAGGAAGGAATCGAAACGCTTAAAAAAGTGTTTCGGTGGGCCGGAGGCGGCAGCAAAGAGTTCGATTGGCAGGGAGAGGCCAAGGGCCTAAAAATGAGCGGTGAAGACCGAAAGTACATTTTGCGCCCGTGGGCGACTGTGTGGGACATGCTTGCGGCAATGAGCATGCAGGATGGGCCAGTACAAGCAAGTAAAACCCGCGAAAAGGCCAAGTCAAAAGAAGAGCGAAACGAAGAGCTGCTTGCGCTCAGATGGTATGAATCAGACGTTGAACCGCCAGATGGCGCGCATATCGTTTTGATTGATGAAACCGGACTTGTTGATGATGACGAATACATCGGCGGCAGTCTGAAAAACGGCTATAACGACTGGGACGAGGTTCTCCTTTGGACGCTGTATCCGGATGACCCAGCGCAGGACAAGGCGGTGAGCTCGCCGGAATGGTTGCCGCTGGATGCAGAGCACTGGCCGGAGGAAGGCGCGTTGGTCGTGCTGAGCTATCCCACGGGGTTAGGCGGCAGCGCTTACTTGACGGCGCGGTGCTGCGGGGGCGTGAGCGACCAGTACCCGTTTATCTCAACCGATGCAGAGATCTCGGTGCAGGATATCGTCGAGTGCAAGTGCGACAGCTGGCTGCTGATCAGCGAGAGACAGAGAGGAGAAAACAAATGATCCACTGCAAAATCGAAGACGGGCAGATACTCGAAATGGATGTTAGAGGCTCGCTCAAAGAGAATCTTGCAGATGTGGCAATGCTGGCAAATGGCATTTATAGCATGCTTGCAAAAAGCAGGCCGGATGTAGCAGAGGTTTTTCGGTTGGCGTTATCAGCGGGGATGCTTCCGGGCTCAGCGATATGGAAAAAGCAAGACTATGATGGCATTGCCATTGTCCAGGAGGTCAAATGAAGCGATCCGGATATTTGCAGCAGAGAGACGTGAGAACGCAAGTGCTGCTGGACGTGATGCAGCGGACGATGAAGCAGTACATGCTGGACACGCTGCTGATCACGATGCACGAGGACTTTGGCTGGGGCTATGACCGCCTCAGCCGCCTCGCGGAAAAGTGGGGCGAGACGTATGACGTCTATTTTCCGGCGATGCAGAGCACTGAGGAATCAGACGTCTATCAGGAGAGACTTGACAGGGCAACGCGCAGCTATATCGGGGACAACCAGTTTTACCCGTTTGCAGAGCGTTACCCGGAGATCAAACAATTAGGCTATGGGCCGAGGAGGATGAAATGAGCATGGACGCTTTAGAATTTTTAAGAGAACGTAAAAGGATGTGCAACTTATGCAAGCATTGCGAGGGCTGCCCACTTGAAAGAGCTGGATGTGGCCTTGGCACCAGCGCATCCGATGAAGAGTACGAGAAAATCATTGCTGCCGTTGAGCAGTGGGCGAAGGAGAACCCGCGCAAGACACGGCAGAGCGTGTTTTTGGAACAGTACCCGGAGGCACGCATCAGAGATGATGGTGTGTTGCAAATACTTCCCTGCTCGATTTCCGCGTCGCACAGGAATGCACGAGGTAACTGCGTAAATATGAGGCGCGAATGCCCTGATTGTCGCCGCGAGTTCTGGACGCAGGAGGTAGAGTGATGGAACGACTGACACAACGACTTAGGACCGGAGAGGTCCTTATGGCATCAGAGTACGAGGAGAAATACACGGAGCAAGAGTGGATTAGCGTGCTGCAAGACCGTCTTGCCGCCTACGAGGACACGGGGCTGACGCCGGAACTTGTGCGAGAAACCGCAGAATTGGCGATATGGGTGCATGATAATGGCATTGAAAAGATTAAGGAATGGATTAAAGCTGACCAGAACGGGCGGCTGGTGGTGCGGCCCGAAAGGCCAGAGGAGGAGTGAGCTGCTATGGGTGCGCCTGCAATTTTTGCCTCTATAATTGCGAGCTGGAATCTTACTATTTTACGCCGGGTGAGGTCAAAAACGTTGAGGACATTTGCTTTTGCTGCGATGAGTGCAAATGGTTTGATGGCGACTGGCTTGGCAAGCGCAGCCAATGGCGAGAAGAATGCCCACGGTTTCACGAGCCGATAAAGCGCACCGAGATGAAGCGATTTACCGCAGAAAAAATTGCGCGACAGAAACGGGCGTTATTTCAAGTGATTAAAGGAGCTGACAAATGACTAACATGGAACGCAAAACCTTCTGCGCGGCGCTCAGCCGCTACGGCGCGCAGGCGCAGATCACGATGGCCTTTGAGGAGATGGCCGAGCTGCAGGATGTGCTGTGCAAATTCCTGCGCGGGCGCGTGGACGGCGACACGCTCGCCAACATCGCCGAGGAGATCTCCGACGTCGGGATCATGCTTGACCAGATGGCGATCGAGTTTGAGGTCGAGGATGCGGTGGCGGAGCAGCGGGCATACAAGATCCGGCGGCTGCGGAGCCGGCTTGAATACGCGGAAGGGGAGGGCTGACAATGCCTGAATACATCGAGCGCACGGAAGAACTCATGCTTGCCATGAACGCCGGTGCGAGGGCAATTGAAAACACGAAGCGTTATCACGGTGCTGTTTACACCAAAGATTTGTTTGCAGATAACTCACAGAAAATCCCGTACTTGCTGGCCGCCAAAGTGTTGCGGGAAGTAAGTGACGCTCTCACCGTTGATGCTGTGGTCGTTACGCGGTGCAAGGACTGTAAATATTGTGGTTTCTGCGGTGAAGCTACTAACCTTGAGGTGATGGGATTTTACGGCTTTTGCAGCAGGGGTAAACGAAAGGACGGCAACAATGTTGACGATCACGATTAAAGCTAACGTCCCCGCCGCTGACGCGCAGGGCATCAAGGAGCGCATCGCCATGGACATTGAGCGATACGGCGACGTAAAGGTCGTGAGCATCGTGAGCGACCGGGGACGGGAAGAACAACTACGAATGAAAGGAGCCAAATTATGAGCATCAATGTAAAGAAGTACACCAAAGACCAGATGGCAAAGATGGTGGAGGACTCGCAGGCGGAAGTGCAGGAGTTGAGGCGGGTAAACGCCGCACTGACCGAGCAGATCGACCAGATGAACGGCGAGGCCATCAACAAGGCAAACGAGATCGCAAATCTGAAAGCGGACGCGGATGCGCTGCGGAACAAGCTCGCCGATACTGATGCGGCGCTGGGGAGGGCGAATGCAGAAGCCGATCGGAATGCGTCTGCGCTCAAACGGCTGCATATAGAACTCTGCAATGCCGCGCAGCGCGCAAACTACGCAGAGTGGCATCCATGGCTCAACTTGTGGGCGTGGGTGAAAAGAGAGCTGGGGTACGCCAAATGAAAAGGAAACGTATGATCAAGCTGCTGATGAGCCTTGGCTGCGATAGGAATGTTGCAGCACGGGCTGCGACGTTGGCAAATGGCAATTTGCCGCATGCGGTGTTGTATTACGATCTGCTTGAGGAGTTTATCCGTACATACTATGAGCATCTGGATAAGACCGTTGTTGAGGGCGATATGACCGGCGCCGTCGCCGGGATGGTCGGGAGCGTGTATGGCTGAGCTGTTTTACTGCGTGCGCCAGCGCGCGGGGAATCTGGTCAAGGAGTACCGCGGGACTATGCCGCCGCGCTACGCGCCCTCCGACACCGACGAGGACCGGCGCGCCAAGGCCGACCTCAAGGCGCAGCGGCGCACGGTGCTCAACCGCGACTCCACCGACCGGCTCGAGCTGATGATCGCGCTCATGGGTAAGTACGCCACGCACTACATTTTGGAGTTCGACAACGAGCATCTGCCGGAGCGCTTTGCCGACGTGCGCAAGGCGCTGCGGGCCTTCCTGCGGCGCGTGGAGCGCTATCGAGGCAAGGGCGGGCTTGACTACATCCCGGCCATTGAGGGTCTGCACGGGGCGCACAGGTATCACATCCACCTTGTCGCGGACTACCGGCAGCTCTCGCCAGCGGAGGTGCGGGCCCTGTGGCAGTGCGGCGAGGTAACGGACTGGCCAGTATTTAAGCGGCACGGCAAGGCGCTCGGCTACCGCTACCTTGCGCGCTATCTCACCAAAGAGCGCAGCGACGGGATCATCATTCCGGTGGGGCGGCATCCTTGGAGCTGCTCGCGCAGTCTGCGCGCGAAGCTGCCGCCGCCGGAGGTGTGGCTCGACGAGAGCGATGCGATTACGATACCGTTCGACGCGATGCTCCCACAGGTGCGGACCGGCGGAAGTCAATTTGGCAGCTACCGGGTGGCGAGCTGGATCGAGACGTAAGGAATCGCGTGCGCGCGTGCGCGCGACATTACTTGTAACCTATTGGCTTTTTAGTGACAAACGCAGAAAAGAGGGTGAAAAGTATTGCAAAACAGTGCAAAGACTGCTAAACTGGACACAAAGAACGGATTGATTGTCTGCCCGAACTGCGGGCGGCTCACATCGCAGGCCGTTCGGCCGGACACAGAGGCGCGAAACTTAGTCCTCTGGTGCCGGAGATGCAAAGCATCGAACATCGTGGATATCGAACATGGCGCGTGCTCGCTTAGTAGCCACTGCTGACAAACCCGGATCTCGGGGTGTGTCGGCGGTGGCTTTTGTTTTTGCCCGGAGGTGATAGCCCGATGGCCTTAAAGCCGCTCCGACCCTGCCGGCATCCCGGCTGCTGCGTGCTGGTGAGCGATGGATACTGCGACGCCCACCGGCCGCGCGGCGACCGGTGCAGTGAGGAAGCGCAGTCATGGCGCTGGATGTACCAGACCGACGAGTGGAAGCTCGACCTGCGGCCGGCGCAGCTCCTGCGCGAGCCGTTCTGCCGCGAGTGCGCAAGGCATGGGCGAAGAGTTAGGGCGACAGACGTTGACCACGTTGTCGACCACAAGGGTGACTGGGAAAAGTTCTGCGATAGAAGCAACTTGGAAAGCCTGTGCCACAGTTGCCATAGCCGAAAAACGGCAAGAGAAATGTATGAGAATCGCAGCAAATCAAAGCGCCGCGGCGCTGCGGCGCGGCAGTAGGCTCGGGCGCTCGGGCGCGTCGCGAGAGCGTCGCGCGGGGCTTCCTTGCAGAGCCCTCCCCGGGGTCAGAAAGTTTGGGCGCTGCCCATGGAAACCGCTGGCCCTGCCTCGCGAGAGAATTTTTCCCCACGGAGAATTTCGGACGGTGGGCCAGATGCGCAGGATCAAAGAAAAGCAATACGCCGCCCTGCCAGGGCCGAAGGACTGCGCTTGATGCGTGGTGTATTGACGTAGGCCCGGTGGGGCGGATACTAAAGCGTCCGGTGTGGTCCCCGGCTCTTGAAGCCGGCCATGGCCTTCACGGTTCTGTCCCCCGCGCTCTCGCTCGTCGAGGGCCGGGGACTGCATCGGAGATATCGACAGGAGGCAAGGCATGGGTAAGAAGCAGACAGCAGGGCAGACGCCGGTGCGCGTGGCAGCGAAAGGGCTGCCGATGGTTCGCATTGACAAGCTCAAGCCGTATGAGAATAACGCGAAAATCCACGGGCCGGAGCAGATCGAGCAGCTGCGGCGCAGCCTGCGCGAGTTTGGCTTCGTCTCGCCGGTGCTGATCGACGAGGACAAGAACCTGATCGCCGGACATGGGCGCGTCGAGGCGGCGCGGGCCGAGGGTATGACCGAGGTCCCGTATGTGACGGTGAGCGACCTGACCGAGGCGCAGCGGCGCGCCTACATCATTGCGGACAACCGACTTGCTGAGACGAGCGAGTGGGACGCGGCGCGGCTCAAGTTTGAGATGGAAGAGTTAAGCAGCCTTTCTTTCGACACCGCGCTGACCGGCTTTACAATGGACGAGATCGAGACGATCCATGTCAGCGCCCACGAGCGGACGAAACCAGCGGCAGAAGGAAACAACTTTTGGGGAGATGTCGAGAGCGAAAGCAGCGAGGATTATGCGAAATTTGTGGATAAATTTAAGCCGAAACTTACCACCGACGACTGCTACACGCCGCAGAACATCTACGAGGTGATTCGCGACTGGGCTTTGGCGCACTACGGCTTGCAGGGCGCGCCGGTGATTCGGCCATTTTACCCCGGAGGCGACTATGAGCACGAGACCTACCCGGACGGCTGCGTGGTGATCGACAACCCGCCATTTTCTATTCTTTCGCAGATTTGCAGATTCTTCGATGAGCACGGCATCCGCTACTTCTTGTTTGCTCCAACGCTGACGCTGTTTTCCACAAATGCGGGGAAATCAAACTACGTGCCTGTTTCGGCCTCAGTTACGTACGAAAACGGTGCTCGCGTCAATACGTCCTTTGTCACAAATTTGGGGGGGTGGCGTGTGGAGATCTCCGGGGAGTTGTTTTCTTTGATAGATGAAGCTGACAAACGCAACTGGGGCGAGTCCCGCATTGAGCTCCCTGGGTACATTTACCCGCTTAACGTTTTATGCATTCAGGATTTTGACCTTGCGAAGCATGGCCAGTCATTGTGTTTTTCCGATGAGGATCTTCAATTTACACGAGCTCTGGATGCCCAAAAGGAAAAAGGCAAGGCCATTTTTGGCGGCGGCTTCTTGTTGTCAGAGGCGGCGGCTGCTAAGAAATCCAAAGCAAAAGAAGCCGCATTGGAAGTCATGAGCGCACGTTTGGCCGCCATTTCTGAATCTCAGCAAAACTCCCGCATGTCAGCGGATGGAAAAATCATTTGGCCATTATCTGACCGCGAAAAGGCGCTTGTAAAAAGCCTTGGGAAGCACGGCGGTGCCGTATGACCGTGCAGGAGGCCGAGCGGATCATGGCTGCGACGGCAAGCCCGTATCTCAAGCGGGACATGGAGCGATATATTCGGCGGCAGCGCAGAAAGGAGCGCAGAGATGGCAGGAGCAAGACAACCGACCGATCTGGTCGTAATGAACGGGCGCAAGCACCTGACGCGCGCCGAGGAGGACGCGCGGCGCGACCGTGAGGTGGTGGTACCTGCGCCGCAGCGGGCGAAGCCGCCCAAGTGGCTGCCCAAGGAGCTGCATCGCGAGTTTCGCGCGATCGGCAAGCAACTCATCGACGTGGGGCTCTACACCGATCTTGACGCGGACAACCTCGGGCGCTATCTGGTCGCCCACCACGAGTATATCAGCGCGACGGCGGAGGTGCAGCGGGCCTTGACCCAGGCGCCGGGCCACGCGCGCGACTTAGAGGCAGCGGACGGCTGGGGCCGCGTGCAGGAGCGCTACTTCAAGCAAGCGCGCAACTGCGCGAACGACATGGGCCTGACGGTATCGAGCCGCTGTCGGCTGGTGCTGCCGAGCAATTTGCCCGCGGCGGCGTTCACGCCGGAGAGCGGCGCGGACGAGTTTACCATCCGCCTGCGGCAGCGGCAGGCGGACGCGCTGGCGCGGAGCCTGTAGCATGGCATACGTTTTCGACCGCGAGGCGGGGCAGTTTGTGTGCGACTTCGTCGAGCGCCTGCCGACGACCGACACGGGCAAACTCTTCTCGCTCTACGACTGGCAGCGCGAGGCGCTGATGGAGTTTTACGGCACGATGGACGTGCCCGAATCGGGCACGGATGAGGGCACAGAGCGGCTGCGCCGGTACTGGTACCTCTACCTCGAGATCCCGAAAAAGAACGGCAAGAGCGAGCTGGCTGCGGCGCTGGCCCTCTATCACCTCTTTGCGGACGGCGAGCTGAACGCGGAGGTCTACGTCTGCGCGGCGGACAAGGATAATGCCTCGATCGTCTACAACGCGGCGATCTTTATGGCGACGAGCGCGCCGTGGACGGCAAAGATGATCGCCCAGGGCGAGCTGCGGCTCATCGAGAGCCGCAAGCGCATCGAGTACCGAAAGCGCGTGAAGACCGGCAACGGCGGGTACAAGTGGATCACGGTCGGTATTCTGCAGGTCCTCTCCGCCGAGGTGTACAGCAAGCACGGCTACAAGCCGAGCTGCGTCATCTTTGACGAGCTACACGCGCAGCCCAACCGTGAGCTGTGGGACGTCATGACCGGCGCGGCGGGCGCGAGCCGACAGCAGCCGGCATGGATCGTGCTGACGACCGCGGGCGACGACCCCGACCGCAGCTCCATCGGCTGGGAGATCCACGAGAAAGCAGTTGGCATCCGCGACGCGCGGCAGCTGCGGCGCATCCGAAGCGATGGCGGCGACGTTCGCTCGGTCCTCTCCCTCCGGCATGTCGGGGACGAGGACCTTGCGGACGCAGAGGCCGAGCTGCTCGGCCGTGACGAGGAAAACTGGCTGCCGATCCTCTACGGCCTGACGGCGCTGTTCGGCGACGATCCGGACGACCTGGAAAAGCTCGACATCTGGGACGAGAGCCTGTGGTATCTCTGCAACCCCTCGCTCGGCAAGCATCTGAGCCTGCGCAACATCCGCATGGAGGCTGCGAGTGCAAAGCGCAGCGAAGCCGAGGAGCGCGTATTCCGATGGCTGCGGCTTAACCAATGGATCACGACGAAGTCGGTCGGCTGGATCTCGCTCAACCTCTACGACAAGACGCAATGGGGGCCGAGCAAAAAGCGCGAGCGCGAGGAATGGATACGGCGGCTGGACGGGAAGCTCTGCTACGGCGGCGTGGACCTTTCCACAAGCCGCGACCTGACGGCCTTTGTTCTGCTCTTCCCGCCCCAGCCGGGGCTGGACGCGGCGGTGCTGCTGCCCTATGGCATCTGGCGGCCCGAGGCGACGGTGGACGAGGCGGAAAAGCGTGACCACGTCCCATACCGGGACTGGGCGCGTGCCGGCTTCCTCGACCTCTGCCCAGGCGAGGTCATCGACTACGGCGCGGTGGAGGAGCGCATCCGCGAGGCACGAGAGCGCTACGACCTCAAGATGGTGGGCTTCGACCCCTATCTGAGCCGCACCATCACGCAGCGGCTCGCGCCGATCGTGCCGATCATCGAGATCCCGCAGGACCTGAAGAATATGAGCCCTGCGATGAAGGAGACGGACGACATGATGCAGCGGCACACGCTGCTGCACGTCCACAACACCTGCTTCCGCTGGACCTTTGGCAACGTCCGCTGCCATGCGGACGGAAACGGAAACATCAAGCCGCTCAAGAATAAATCAACGGGGCGCATCGACCCGGCGGTCGCGAGCATCATCGTGATGGCCGTGTGGATGGTTGCCAGGAATCAGAAGCCCAATCTTGCCGCGGCGGTGGCACGGGCGGACTTCACGCTGTGAGGAGGAAGGCTGTGGAAAAGCTGCGAGACGCCGCGCTGCTGCTCGGCGTGCTGCTCATTACGGCAGGCGCGGGGATGATCTATATCCCGGCCGGCTTTATCGTGGGCGGCATTCTTTTGATCGCAATGGCCGTCATTGACGGCTTTGACGATAGTGCAAACGACGAAGGGAGTGATGGCCAAGCATGAGCATTATCAAGGGCCTGCGCGCGGCGACCGCACGCTCACCCACTGTGAGCAAAACCGTAACGGTCGGCAGCCTGACGGCTTCCGGCGGTCTGGCCATTGGCGAAGACCCGCAGAGCGCGGCGCGCAAGCTCAGCGCGGTCGACCGCTGCATTGAGATCCTCAGCGACAGCATTGCGAAGCTGCCGAATTATGTGATCGACACGAGGACGCGCGAGCGCACGGACCACGAGCTGCTGCGGCTGCTGAACATCCGGCCGAACGAGGCCATGACCCCATTCATCCGCAAAAAGGTGCTGGAGACGAGCCGCCTGGAGGGTGGCAACGGCTACGACTGGATCGTGCGCGACGAGCGCACGGGCAAGCCGGTGGAGCTGATCCCGGTGCCGTGGTATCTGGTGCAGCCCTGGCACGACATGGCAGGCCGCGTGTGGTACGACGTGACGCATCCGTTCTCCGGCGAGGTGATGCGGCTGCCAAACGAGGACATCTGCCACTACAAAAACGCCACGCGCAACGGCCTTTTAGGTCTTGGCACGGTGACGCGCGCCGGCGAGGTGATCGCCGCGGCGCGGGCCGCGCAGGAGTATGAGCTGAGCTACTACGCCAACGGCGGGCAGCCGGGCGGCGTGCTGGAGACCGACACCGACCTCGGCGGCTATGTGATGGACGAACACGGCAAGCCGCTCAAGCGCTCGGACGGGTCGCTTGTGACCAAAAAGGACGCACTGCGCAGCGAGTGGGAGCGCATCCACATGGGGCCGAGCAAGGCACACCGGACGGCGATCCTCGACCTCGGTCTCAAGTACACAAGCATTGCGGGGACTAACCGCGACGCGCAGTTTGTGGAAAACAAGCAGCTGTCGATCACGGACATTGCGCGCTACTTTGGCGTGCCGCTCTACAAGCTCAACGAGGGCAAGCAGGCCTACGGCAGCAACGAGCAGAACGCGATCGAGTATGTCGTCGGCACGCTGCACCCCATCGTGACCCAGTACGAGGAGGAGCAGAGCTACAAGCTGCTGACCGACAGCGAGCTGGCCGCGGGGCTGGAGCTGCGCATCAACATGATGGCGGAGCTCAAGGGCGACACGGCGAGCCGCGCCAACTGGTACCGCGTGATGAGCGAGCTGAGCGTATTCAGCCCCGACGACATCGCGGCGCTGGAGGATCTGCCGAACGTGCCGGGCGGCAACCGCAGGCGCGCGAGCCTGAACTATGTGCCGCTTGACCTGTGGCCGGAGCTGAGTGCGCAGAGAAACGGCGGCGCGACCGCCGGAGAGGAGTAAACCGCATGGATATGATCTTTAAGGCGGCACGGATCGAAAAGGCCGCCGTGGGCGAGCGGGAGCTTGCCCTCATCAACGCACAGGCGCTGCGTGAGCTGAGCGCGGACGAGGTGTTCGCCTTCCGTCTGGCTGCCTGCGACAACCAGATCGACCGCGACGGCGAGCGCTTCACCGAGGCGACGCTTGAGCAGCTCGGCAAACTCTACATCGGCAAGCCCGTGCTTCGTGACCACCGCTGGAGCGCGGAGACGCAGACCGCGCGCGTGTACGACGCGCAGGTGGCGGACGAGGGCGAGGTCAAGCGTCTGGTGCTCAGCTGCTACATGGTCCGCACGGCAGGCGCCGCGGACACCATCGCCGCCATCGAGGGCGGCATCCTGCGTGAGTGCAGCGTCGGCTGCGCGGTGGAGCACGTCAACTGCTCGATCTGCGGCGCGGATCAGCGCAAGACACTGTGCGAGCACTGGCCGAACAGCGAGTACGACGGGCAGCTCTGCCACTTCGAGCTCGACGGCGCGGCGGACGCCTACGAGGTGAGCCTCGTGGCCGTACCCGCGCAGCCTGAGGCCGGCGTTGTGAAGGCAAAGCGCTACGGCGGCGCCGAAATGAAGGAGACCCACGCGCCGGAGGGCGCGGATAACGACGAGCACTGGGCGGACGAGGCCGCACTGGAGCTTGAAAAAATGAGATTTTAAGGAGGCAAAAAATGCGCAGAAAGTACAACGACCTGCTGGCGAAGCGCGCCGGCATGCTCACCGAGGCTGAGGGCCTGCTCAAGGAGGGCAAGCGCGAGGACTATCGGAGCAAGATGACCGAGATCGAGAAACTCAACAGCGAGATTACCGAGGTCAAGACCTTCATCGAGGAGCAGGACCGCAAGTTCCTCGAAAAACAGGAGAACCCCGCGGAAGCGCGCGACAAGGCGCTCGAGCGCGCGGACATCCTGCGCAAGGGCGGCGAGGTCAAGTTCAGCGCCAATGAGGTCCGCAAAGCGATCACGCTGGCGACCACCTCGCTCGCCGAGCCCACCGGCGTAGGCCGCGACATCCGCGGCGGCGACGCGCCAATCAGCGCGATCATCGACCAGGTGCAGGTCGTCAACCTCTCCGGCATGGGCGAGTATCAGGAGCCCTATGTCATCACCGAGCTGGACGCGAAGGTCGGCACGGTGGCGTCCACCGCCGGCAAGGCCCGCACGGCGAGCGCCGACCCCACCTTCGGTGTGGCGCAGATCAAGCCTTACGACATGAGCGTGACGAGCTTCGTCGACCGCAACATCGGCAACCTGACGCCCGCGGACTACTACGCCAAGATCTTCGGCATGGCGCTGCGCGCCATGCGCCGCAAGGGCTCCGAGCTGATCGTCAACGGCGACGCGGAGAGCAGCCATGTGTTCTACGGCATGAAGAACGCCAAGAACAAGGCGGGCGCAAACATCTTCGCAAGCGTGGACGTGGGCGCGGTGGACGTCAACCTGCTTGATACCCTGTATTTCGCGTACGGCGCGGACACCGAGCTCGGCGGCAGCGCCCGCTTGCTGCTCACCAAGGCCGACCTTAAGGCCATCGGTCAGCTGCGCGGCACGAACGAGAAGCGCCGCCTGTTCACCATTGAGCCGGACATGGCGAACCCCAACATCGGCGTCATCCGCGACGGCGGCGTGGTGATCCCTTATACCCTCTGCCCCGACCTCACGAGCCTTTCCGGCTCGACCGCGAGCGCGAGCGCCGCGATTCAGACCATGATCTACGGCAACCCGCTCAACTATGAGCTGGGCCTGTTCTCCGACTTCACCGTGCGCGTGGACGAGAGCTACAAGGCGCAGGAGCGTCTGCTCACCATCCTCGGCGACGTGATGATTGGCGGCAACCTCGTAGTCGACAAGGGCGTCGTCGTGGCGACGCTGCCCAAGAGCGGGGGCTAAGCGATGCTGCGCGAGAGGCTGAGCGAGATCGCCGCTTATTGCCGCGTGGAGGCGGACGACGCCGAGCTCCCCGGCTTTGTGGACGCGGCAGCGGCCTATCTCGCCGGCGCGGGCGTGCGCGAGCCGCAGGACAGCTCACCGCGCTATGCGCAGTATCTGCAATGCGTCAAGTACCTTGCGCTCGACCTCTACGACCGACGCGACACGGCGGTCGAGGGGGCGCTCGGCGACAACCCCGCCTTCCGGCGGATGCTCAACCAGCTCAAGCTCACCGAGCCTGTGCCCGATTCGGGCACGGGCGAAGGAGCGGAGGGAGGCACGTGATGCACGTCGACGCAGGGAAGCTTTCGAAGCGCATCCAGTTTTTGCGCAGGACGACGAAAAAGGACGCCGACGGCTACGACGTACCCGGCGAGCCGGAGCCCGTGCGCGAGACCTGGGCGCAGTACAGCCAGACAAGCGGCACGGAGCTAGTGCGCGCGGGCGCGGAGTTCGGCGAGGCGAAGGTGCGATTCCTAACGCGCTATTACGCCGACATCCAGGACCGGCGGCTCACAATCCGCTATGACGGACGCGACTATGACATCCTGTATCTCAACGCCTACGGCGACGAAAAGACTTACACGGAGTACTGGTGCGAGCGGCACACGCAGGAGGGCAAGGTATGACGCTGAATGAGAGAATCGTTGCGGTCGTCTCTCCGGTTGTCCCGGTATGTGTGCCGGATCTGCTGGTCACAGAGGCGGGCGAGACGCCGCCGGAGCGGTACTGCACGTTTAATTACACGGAGATGCCGGAGGGGATCGGGGACAACGCTGCGCATCTGACGCGGGCGCTTGTGCAGGTGCACTACTTCGCGCCGCTCAGGGAATCAACGATCAAAACGCGGCATGCGCTGCGCGACGCGATCGCGGCGGTGGATGATTTTACCCTGCCGAGCATTGAGAACGCCACGGACGAGACAGGACAGCACTATGTGCTGGAATTTGACGCCGTGGGGCGCTGGGAGGCGGAGGACGATGGCCAAGGTCGAGTTTAAGGGCATTGACGAGGTCGTGACATCGCTGACGGAGCTTTCCGAGCTGCCGGACGAGGTCATTGACGCGATGCTCAACGCCCGCGCCGACGTGGTCGTTGAGGCACAGCGCGCCGAGGCGCGTAAGCTCGGCACGGAGTACCGCAACAAGGGCCAGAAGAAGAACTACGCCACGGGTATGACGGCAAACTCGATCCGGAAGGGCAAGGTCAAGGTCAAAAACGGGCAGCGAGTGATGTACATCACGCCGGTCGGCAGCAGAAAGCGCGGCAAGACCGTGACGCGCAACGCGGAGATCGCCTTTGAGAACGAGTTCGGCACGAAGACGATCCAAGCGCGGAACTTTTTGCGGAAAGCGAACGAACAGAGCGCGGACGCCGCGACGGCGGCGGAGTTTGAGGTGTACAGCCAATACCTCAAAGAAAAAGGGCTGTAGAAAGGATTACCATGCAGTACGGAGCAAAGATGATCCAGTGGGCGCCGTTCGCCGCGACCAATCCGGAGACGACGACCGCGCCCCCGAAGCTTGGCACGCCGGCGAATCTCGGCGCGCTGAACAAGGTGACGGAGACGATCAATTTCAACCGCACGAGCGCCTTCGGCGACAACGTGAAGAAGGTTGAGATCGTGGAATTCAAGGACGGCTCGCTGGCTGTGGAGACGCTGTATCTCTCGAACGCGAACGCAGCGGCAGTGACCGGCGCGGAGCTGGGCACGACGGACGGGGACAAAGACCTCAAGTTCGGCAGCAACGACACCGCGCCCTATGGCAGCCTTGCCTTTTACACCAACCACATGAGGGACGACGGGACGAAATACTATCAGGGCATTTTCTACCCCAAAGTCAAGGCCAACATGGAGGGCGAGGAGTACGAGACCAAGGGCGACAGCATCGTGCTGAGCAATGCCAAGCTCACGTTTACCGTTTTTGAGCCGCTCTACGGCAAGTATAAGCACAAGAGCGAGGAGTTCGACACCGAGGCTAAGGCCGCGGCGTGGGTCAATGAAAAAATCAAGGCCGCAGCGGGCGGCTGAGAAGCGAAGAGACGCGGCACCCGCTGCGTCTCTTTTGTGTTTGGAGGGAAAAAATGAAGACGATCCCCTATGAATTGAATGGGCACACGTTTTATCTGTGCCTGAACGGGCAGGCGCTTTTTGACGCCTACGATAAATTCGGCTACGAGGGCTTTCTCACGAAGCACATTGAGGGGAAAGACAAGCAGAGCTTTGAAAATACGTGCTGGCTGCTCGCAAAGCTCGCCGAGCAGGGCGAGCTGGTGCGGCGGTGGCAGGGGCTCGACCGCGGGCCGATCGCGCCGGAGCAGTATTTCCGCGTAAATCTCAAGCCGCTGGAGGTCTCGGACGCAAAAAAGGCGATCCGCGAGGCTATTGCGCTTGGATTTGCCCGCGAGGAAGAAGAAAAGAGAGAGCGCGACCTCTTCCTCGAAGAGCTTCAAAAAAAAACGAAAGAAATAACGTGACGCGCGCGTGGTGGCTGGATCTGACGACGCAATTTCTCCGGCTGAGCGTCCGCGAGGGGATGCTGCTGACGGTCGGGCAGGTGCTCGACTTGCAGGAGCTTGAGACCAGGCGGCGCGGGCTGCGCAGAGAGGAGGATGAGACGTAAATGGCGACGAGGACGATCACAACGCGGCTGGCGATCGAGGGCGAAACCGAATTTAAGCGCTCCATGTCGAGCGCAAACAGCGAGCTCAAGACGCTGCGCAGCGAAATGAGCCTTGCCGACGCAGAATTTAAGGGCCAGGCGAACACGATGGAAGCCCTGACCAAGAAGAATGAGCTGCTGCGCCGTGCTCAGGAGCAGCAGACCGAGAAGGTCAAGGCCCTGGAACAAGCCGTAGAGGACGCGGCCGATGCCTACGGCGAGAACGACAAGCGGACAGACAACTACCGCCAGCAGCTCAACCGGGCAAAAAAAGAGCTGATCGACATGAACGATGCGCTGGATGAAAACGAGAAGTATCTCGACGAGGCGCGCAAGAGCGCCGACAAGTGTGCGAAGTCTATCGACGAGTTCGGCAAGGAGACCGATGGTGCGCAAAGCGGCATCGAGAAGTTTACGGACGTGCTGCAGAACGGTTTCAGCGCCAAGGGCAAAGGCGGCGACCTGCTGGGGATGCTCACGAACCTCAAGGGGGCGCTGATCGGCGGCGCGATCGTCGGCGGACTCAAAGAGCTGGGTGACGCGATCATCGGCGTAGTCGACGATACGGCAGAGTACCGCAAGATCATGGGCACGCTGGAGACCAGCTCGCAGCAGGCCGGTTACACGACCGAGCAGACGGCAGAGGCCTACACCCGCCTGAATGGCGTGTTGGGCGACTCGCAGACGGCGGCGACGACCGTGGCCAACCTGCAGGCCATTGGGCTGGAGCAGGGCGACCTGATGACGCTGATTGACGCGACGACCGGCGCGTGGGCCACCTACGGCGACAGCATCCCAATCGACGGCCTGTCCGAGGCTATCAATGAGACGATCCAGACCGGCAAGGTGACGGGCACCTTCGCCGACGTGCTCAACTGGGCGGGCGAGAGCGAGGACGATTTCAACGAGAAGCTCGCGGCGGCGAATACTTCGTCCGAGCGCGCGCAGATCGTGCTGGACCAGCTCTCCAAGCAAAACCTGCCGCAGGCGGGCCAGGCATGGCGCGACGCCAACGAGGATATCATCGAGTACAACGAGGCGCAGGGGGAGCTGGACGAGGCAATGGGACGCCTGGGCGAGGCGCTTGCGCCGGTGGCTGCGAAGATGAAAAGCGTGTTTGCAGGCGCGGTGAACATCGCGGCCGACGCTGTGACGAAGTTGATCGGCTTTGTCAACAACGCGATCAACGCCTTTAAAAAGCTCGCCGGTGTGGAGGAAAAGCAGAAGACGGCTAAAACCAAGGGGCAATCCAAGACCACGAGGAAGACGACGTCTACCGTGCGGCAGTACGCCAACGGCCTTGATTACGTCCCGTATGACGGCTATCCGGCGATCCTGCATGAGGGCGAGCGTGTGCTGACACGGCGCGAGGCGGACGACTACCGCAGCGACCGCGGCAGCAGCAAGCCGGCTGACATCGTCATCAACCTGACGACCACGCTGGACGGCAAGGCCGTGAGCAAGGCGGTGACGCGGTACCAGCAGCAAGACCAGAGGGCGAGGCAATGAAGAATTTTACTTTTCAAATCAACGGCAACGACCGCACGGCGCTTTTTAATCAGTATGGCTTTTCCGCGGGCATTACGCCAATCTACAGCGACGAGGTCGTGACGATGGACGGCAGACGGCACAGCGCGGTGATCCGCTGGCAGGGCTGGTGCAGCGCACAGCTCAACGACATCACTGACGCAGAGGTGGCGGCGCTGGCCGCAGATCTGCGCAGCGCGACGCTGAGCGTGACCTATGAGAACCCTGCGCTCGGCAGCACGCCGGTGACGCAGGAGATGACCGTGGACGGGCTGGAGCTCGCGTATCTGCTGCGCGACCAGACGGGCCGATACTGGAGCGGCAAGACGCTCAATTTTACGCAGAGGTGAGCGCATGCACAGTGTAAGCGATTTATGGCGGACGCTGCTGGCCAGCCCAGGGCACCGCAAGGAGGTCAAGCTCGTGATCGCGGGCGTCACCTACGGCGAGGACAAAATCGTGGATGGCTCGCTGCGGATCGACGGCGGGCTGTACTCCGACTTTGGCATCGGCAACTGCTGTGCGCGGCAGATCGAGTTTGAGATCTATCCGCAGGGGACGATCCCGAGGCAGGCAAAAATTGAAGTATTTGCGCGGCTGCGGCTGGGCGAGCAGGTGAGTGAGTGGATCCCCAAAGGCGTTTTTTTCTTTTCCACGCGCAAGACTGACCGGATCACGGGCGTTTTGAGCGTGCACGGGTATGATGCGATGCTCAAAGCCGAGGAGACGTGGCTCGACAGCAGCTATGACGCAAAGACTTGGCCGATGCCGGCGGCGACGGCAGTCGCCGACATCGCGGCGCGCATGGGCGTTGCTGTGGACAGCCGCACGGTATTGGATGCGGCGTTCCCGATGCAGTATCCCGTGGACGACAAGGGAGATATGACGATGCGCGAGGCGCTTGGGCGCATCGCGGTCGCCAACGCGGGAAACTGGACCATCACGGACGAGGGGAAGCTGCTGCTGGTGGGCTTAAACTCCATGCCAGCTGAAACCCACTATCTCATTACGGAAACCGGCAGAGCCATCACCTTCGGCGGCGTGCGCATCCTTGTGTAAGGAGGGCAACATGGACAAAACCTATTTAGGGCGGCGGCTGGCGAAGTTTTCCCCCGGCATCGCGTCGCAGCCTATCTCCAAGGTGGAGCTGCTGAACGATACCGGCGATGTGGTCGGTGTGTCCGGATCGGACACCGGACGGACGCTGACGGCCTTGCAGCCGGACGGCACGAATGCAATGGCAGCGGCGATCCTCGCCAAAGTTGCTGGTTACAAGCACGTTGGATACGAGGGCAGCAAGGCGCTGCTTGATCCTGCGGCGGAGCTTGGCGACGCGGTGACGGTAGACGGGCTCTATGTGCCGCTCGTCGCGCTGGACATGACGTTTGATCCGCTGCTCGCGCCGGACATCTCCGCGCCGGACGCGGACGAGCTGGACGATGAGTACCCGTACAAATCGCCGACGCAGCGGCAGATCGAGCGCAACATGGCAAAGACGCGGTCGCTCATCACCAAGACCAGCGAGGAGATCAACCTCAGAGTGGAGCACATCGACGGACGGGTATCGGACATTAACCAAACGGTCGATGGGATCAGCTTATCCGTCACATCAGCATCCAACCCGGATGGCCAGACGACCGCGACGATCACGCTTAAAGTCGGCCCCAACAACTACACCGGCTACATCAAGCTCGACGGTAACGTGGATGTCTCCGGGCAGCTTTCGGCGGACGCGCTGTATGCAGCGCTCGGCGAGATCGCGGACTTGAGCGTCAACCGGCTGTCGACCTCGCGCCGAGTGGTCAAGTATCTTGCGGGCGACACAACCGACGACAATTTCATCCGCGTGGCAGAACAGAGCCTTGAGTTTGTCGCAGGCATCTCCAAGGGTACGACGGAGCAAGCGCGCAACCCCAACGGGGAGCTGATCTACTGGGAGGCAGACCCCGCGGGCGCGTCCATCGGCGCGGACGGCTACCCCTACGCAAACGGCGAGCGCATTTTTACCACCACCAAGCAGACGAGTTGGCCGGTGATGGTTTACCAATACGAGGAGCAGGTCAAGCGCGCGATCTCGTTTACCTCGGACGGCCAATACTACTACCCTGTGGACGTTTTCGGCGCGGGCGACACCAACGGCAAGCAGCGCGGCTACCTCGTCAAGCGGCAGAACTCGCTGGAGCTGACGTATGAGACGAGCCTGGGCAAACAGCTCGGTCTCGCCGCGCGGGATGACGGGTATATGGATCTGATGGGGCTGCGCAAGAGCACGGCGCTGGACTTCTCGGAGTGGGACAAGGGGAATTTTGCCGAGCTGGTGGACGGAGAAAAGACACCGTACCGCTACACGGTGACCTTTGACCAGCAGCGCCGGCCGATCAAAATCACGGACAACAGCGGACACGCGACGCTGATCCGGTGGTGAGGAGGGATGGAGCCATGAAATATGATAAAAACAGTTTTCTCGCCGGAATCTCAGTCGGCAGGACGCTCAAGGGCTGGGCCGCTGGCAGCGAGGGATTCAGCGGAGGCGGAAGCGGCGGGGGAATCTACGTCGGCAATTTCTTAGCGTACCCGCAATTTGTCGGCGTGGTGATCGAGCCGGACATGGCGGTAAGCGCGTTTTCGGCGTATCCGCAGTTTACAGGATGCAATATTTTGCCGGTGATCGAGACCGGCACATTTGAGGTGGAGACATGAGTGTAACAGTTGCAAAAAAGATGTTCAAAGGCAGCAATAGGTATACCATGGCTAATGATCTTCGGCTATGGGTAGTGTCACAGATCCCGGAACTGAAACTGGTCAAAAGTGTGACAACCGGCAATTATCCATGGTGGCTATACAGTTTCGGGGATACGGACTATGGAGTATCATTCGATTGGTACGACACCTATGATTATTTGAGAGCATCATTTTTTACGGGAATCACAGATGCTTCTGTGGCAAATAGTGGTAACTATGTCTTTTCAACCACCCAAGTAGTAGAAAATGGAAACACGCTGTACGCAAACGGTGCGATCGTCGTGAGGACACCACATGGCTATATCATTCAAAGGATGAACTACGCGGGAGAACCATCTGAGGCCTTTATCTACTTCGGTACGACAAATAGTGCGATAAATGGAGAGATCACTGTTGGTGGGTATTTTTCGGCTGCATCCTATGTTTATAGCAGCACTGATAAAGCTGGCTATACGGAACACAGTAGTGGCAGCGGCTTTTCCTTCAAAATCAACAAAGAGACTCCAGCGGTATGGCGGCACGGTGTACTAGCAGCAATTTGCCCCACTGGGACGTCACATGCTCCTGCAGGGTTGTTCGTTGCATCTGCTGTGTATGGTGTGACAGGCACCATCTGGACAGACCCAATCCGCATCGACACCTTTTACGCACTGGCTGGTTCTGTTTTTCCCCCGTATTACACGGAGGTGACGGCAGGTGGCCGCAAGATGCAGCGCGTGGGGAAAGAGCTTTTGTTGGAGGGATAGCATGGGCATCATTGCTTACGTGCTCAATCTGATCGACCTATCGTGCACGCTCTGGGCGCTGCGGCGCGGAGCGGTGGAGCTTAATCCCCTGATGCGGGAGGTCACGGTGATGGTGGGCTACAAGGTCGTCATCGTGGGGGCGCTGCTGTGGTGGCTGTCTACCCGGAGGGAGAGGGCGGCGCGGTATGCGCTCTGCGCCGCCGCCGCGATCTACGGGGCGGTGGACGTGTACCATATGATCAATATTTTACGATAAAGGAGGGCAACATGGACAAAACCATTGACGATCTGCTTGCGGCGGAAGCTGTAACGGCGGATGATCTCTTTGTAGTGCAACAAAATGCAACGGCAAAAAAGGTGTCCGGTGACACTTTGCACAAATATTTTGGGCAGGAGGCCGGGTTACCAAAGCCGACGGTAGAGGGTGCTTTTCTCCGCGTTCGGGGAGAAAAATGGGTGGCGGAAACCGTGCCCGCGGCGGAAGGAGGGACATTTTAATGGCTGAATATTTGGTACAGGGCGAAAGCATTACGGCAGTCGCGGACGCCATCCGCGAGAAGGGCGGGACGACCGCGCCCCTGAGCTTCCCGGCGGGGATGGCGGCGGCGGTGAGGGGTATCCCGTCTGGCGGGACTGATATCTCCCTTGGCCTGACCGCCGCCACAGTGGGCCAGACTGTCAAAGTCAAAGCTGTTGACGCATCCGGCGTGCCCACCGCATGGGAGGCGGTGGATGTGGCGAGCGGGGGAGGCAGCGAAACGTGGGAAAAGATTGCGGAAATAGCGTTTACGGCGGATACCCCCATATACAAGGTTGCGAATTTTGGGGTATACCGCAAAGTCAAAGTCCTCATGTCTAGGGCAGCATACGTGAGCAATTTGAACAAAAACGTATGGTTCCGCATCAGACAGAAAGATTCATCGTTAGGTTCGGAGGTAGCTTCTGTATTTCTGAACCCTCAATATGGTTATAAGATGTGGGAGGTAAACGCAGAGGTTGATGCGTTTATATGCATGAGTAGGCAGATGACAAACAATCCCGTTGCGCCGGGAGCGCTAGAGAAAACAATAGCGATCCTCCCACCTGTAGAACCAAGAAGCCTGGAATTTAGTATCGAGTTTATAGATACGTCTGTGATACAAGATGGCGATACCGTAGCAGTATACGGCGTAAAAAGATAAGGAGGCCAACACCATGAGAATCTACCAAAACGGCATAATCCGCGACATGACAGCGGAAGAAGTCGCGGAATTTGAACAGCTGGCGGCAGAACAGCCCACACCCGAGCCTACGCCCGAGGAACGCATCGCCGCGCTGGAAAAGGACAACGCCGAGTTGCGTGAAGCGTTGGAAGCACTGCTAAGCGGGGTGACAGCATGAGCGAGTTGCGAGAGCGCGTCATCGCGTACAACACGGAGGTTAAGGAAGCTTTGCAAGCGGTCTACAACGACCTCAACCACGGCCAGCGCAAAAAGCTGCTGCGCAATCCCGCCATCCGCGCCATGTTTGGGCGGTATGGGGTGGAAATCGAAGAGTAAGGGAGAAAGGGAGCGGGATATGGATAATGCAAAGCACTACGATGATGCAGAAATCGCGCTGATCGAAAGCCGATGCAAAAGTAATACGCACCGCATCAACGAGCTGCAGGAGCACCAAACGGCGCTTGACAGGCTGGCAACGTCGGTCGAGGTGCTGGCGACCAAGCAGGAGACCGTTGAGGGAGACGTCAAGGAGATCAAAGAGGACGTGAAAGCCATCACGGGCAAGGCGGGAAAACGGTGGGACGGGCTGGTCGACAAGGCTCTCGCTGCGCTGGCGGGCGCGTTTATCGCGTGGCTGCTGTCGGGGGTTGCCTTATGAAGAAGCTGAGAAAGCGAGACAAGTACGTCATCGCGGCAGTGCTCAACCTCTGCTGGTACTGCATTGCGGTGCTTGTATTGACCGCGCATGACAAGGTAGTGCCGGACAGCCTGACCGTCGCGTGGTTCGCCGCGTGGACGGCGGAACTGGGGCTGCTGGCGGGAATTAAAATCAAGGGAAAGGACGAATGACATGGAACTGATTCACAAAAGATTGGCAAACCTGATGAGCGTCAAGAGCATCGTGACGCTGGTGCTGACGGGTGTTTTCGCCTACATGGCGGTGACGGGCAACATCTCACAGGACTTCATGACGATCTATGCAGTCATCATCGCATTTTACTTCGGCACGCAGAGCCAGAAGACGCAGGACGCCATTGACAAGGGGGCGTAAGGCATGGCAAGAGCAGAAGACATCCTCGCCATCGCGCGCAAGGAGATCGGCACGGTGGAGCAGCCGGGCAATCGTCAGAAGTACGGCAAAGCCTACGGCATGGACGGTGTGTACTGGTGTATGCAGTTTGTGTGGTGGTGCTTCCAGCAGGTGGACAAGACACTCTTTTACGGCGGCGGGAAGACCGCGAGCTGCGGAGAGCTGATGAACTACGCCAAGGCTCACGGCCAGTGGGTCACGTCCGGCTATCGTCCGGGCGACGTGCTGATCTATGACTTTCCCAACACGAAGGTCAAAACCGATCATACGGGCATCTGCGAGAGCGTCAGCGGGCAGTATGTCACCGCTATCGAGGGCAATACCTCAAACGGCAACACCGGCAGCCAGAGCAACGGCGACGGGGTGTATCGCCGCAAGCGCAAGCTGTCGCTCGTGCTGGGCGCATACCGCCCGAAATATGAGGTGAGTTACCGCGAGGTGCTCAAAAAGCGCGCGGGGCTGGAAGACAAGACGATGGACTACCTCGCGGCGTACAAGTACGGTGATGACTTAATTCGCAAACTCGCAACGATGGAATAAATGTGCCCGAATCGGGCACGGAAAGGGAAACGGGCGGGAGACCTGCAACGTCTCCCCTCGCGTGAGCGCTCTGCAAGCCCCGGCGCACAGCATGGACAAGCAGCATCGAGCGATCCGCGCGCAATTATCCGCTATGGCCCCGCGCAGGGCTATAGCATACATCCAAGCCTATGACCTGCCGCCCGATGAGATGGCATGCCTCATCGAGTGCGACGTGCGAGGGCGTTCTCTCGTGCAGGTTGCCGCGCAGCTCCACATGAGCGTGGACGGCCTCGCCAAGCTGCGCCGTCGAGCTTTCCGCAAGCTTGCCGACGGGCAGAAAGAGAGCACCGACTGATCAGTCGGTGCTCTCTTTCTTGACTTCGCTTTGCTTTGATTTCGCCCCGCTCCGGCGCTTGGCGTCCGCGCGATGCTGGACCTCTTTTCGGTGGGCGGCGGCGCACTCAGGGGAGCAGGTAACGGTGGGGGTACCGGGCACTATCTCCCGGCCGCAGACAACACAGACCTTTACGCCGCTGCGGGATTTTTCGCGGCGTTTTATGTAGTAATCGTGTTCGGCGTTCCAACTTTTTGACTGCGCGCGGTCGATTTCGCGGACGGCATCCGGGGCGCATTTTGGACAATACTTTTGCAAGCCGGATTGGATGACATACTTTCCACCGCAGATCACACAGTTATCGATATCTCCAAGATGCCGGGAAAAACCGGTGGCCCGGTACTTTTGTTTCCTGACCTTCTCCCGCTCTGCCCGGCAGGTTGGGCAGTAACTGGCTCGGGGACCTCCGAGGAAGTTGATCCCGCAGGTGTGGCAGGTTCGCGTGCGCAGGGTGGTCGACCGGGATGCGGCAAGGCAGTCCTCGCACTTCGCCTGCTCTGCGCGATCGGTTGGAAAAATTTTGCCGCAGGTGATACATTTTTTAGTCCGCATACACAGTCTCCTTTGCCGCGTTATAACAAAAATTTTGCATCTACGCCCAGCGCGTCGGCGATGGCAAGCAGGTTTTTGGCGGTCAGGTTGCCCGCCTCGGCCTCCCCCAGCTCCACGCGCTGGATCTGGCGGATATTGACGCCGGACTTTTTGGCCAGCTCGGCCTGCGTCATGTCTGCCATGCGGCGGGACCACTCAAGCTTAGTGATGGGGCGGTTATGGCAGTCTCGCCCGTAATTGACCAGCGAGCAGACGGTGCAGTCACCGTCCACACGCTGGCAGTCGTTGTACTTTCGTCTCATATCGTAGTCACCTTCTTTAGAGGAGATCGTAGCCCACGAGAGGGAAATTACCGTATTCATCCGGCTCCTGCCCATACACAGGACGGAGGCAGCGGCCCCCGTCGATGTCCCATTCCTCACCGTTCCAGTAGCGGTCGCCGTACTGCTGGAGCCATTCGCCGAGAGCGGCGAGATTTTCGTCGGTGGGGTTCTTTATGGCCACCTCGCGGAGTTCTTCATATCTGTATTCGTTCATGATGTTCCTCCTCCTGTAAGTTTTATAGATCGAGCATAGTCGCGCCGCCGTTGCGGGCGTCGACAATGTTGTTAATTTCCTCGTAGCAGGTTACGGGGTCCGGCTCGCCGCCCTCCCAGCCGTCGGCGATGGGGTCGCCGCCGGCCTTGAGCGCGTCCAGCGTCTCAACGACCAGAGCACGGTCCGCGTCGCAGAGGTAGTAGATGCAGGAGCCGTTTTCGTCCATGACAGCGAGGTGCAAACGACCGGCGTTATCCTCGTAGATACTGTAAGTGTACTTCATTTTTGTTTCCTCCCGGGGTGTTCCCCTCTCTTGTTTACATGCTTATTATACGCTAATATTAGCGTATTGTCAAGAGCTTTTTGAAATATTTTCGAGGGCAAAACGCGGGCATTTTGCGGGCAATTTTTAAGTGGCAAAACGTTGTACCATAGAGGCAACAAAAGGAGGTGCGCGCATGGACCAGTTTGCAATCGCCGGATACAGCGGCGGAAACTGCATGATGTGTGTGATCGACAACGGTGATATTTTCCAGACCGACTATTTCGGCAACCGCCAGCAGCTCATCGGCAAGACCGCTTCGGCATACGCCGAGCTGGAGGCCACCACGCAGGAGTATTACGACAAGCTCGTCGAGCTGGGCGTCATCACTCCACCCAAGACGCAGGAGGAGCTAATGGGCGAGATGCAGTCGGCCATGAGCGACATGGCTGCGGTCATCAAAAATCTGACCGATCAGGTAAAGGAGCTGAAGGAAAATGGACCTCAAGCAACTCTTAGCGGCAGCGGCGAAAATGTTCCCTTCCGCAGACCTGCAAGGCGCGGCGGCGAGAGCGGAGCAGGCGATCAGCGGGACGGCTGACACGCTCGAGGGCGTGCAGAGCACGGCGCGCCGGCTCGGCATTGACCCCAACATCGCCAACAGCCTCTATGCGCGCTACGGGCGCACGATGCAGGCAAAGGCCCTGTGCGGCCTCCTCGGCACGACACCGGAGGCTCTGCGCTCCGACGCCAATAAAATACTCGGCGGCGCGCAAAACGCCTCGCAGGCCCCGCAGAAGGGCAAAGCGGGGCAGTTCACAAAATTCCCCCGGCTTAAGCAGCCGTAGGAATAAATATTTTGTGAAAGGAGCACGAACACATGGAAGAACGCAGCACCGGTATGAGCTGGATCGCAGTCCTTTTCGTCATCATCGTGGTCGTCGCCCTCTTCGGCGGCAACTTCGGCGGCGGCTGGGGCTGGAATCGCAGCGGAAACCCCTATCCCGCGCAGGAGGGCGGCTGCAACCGCGTGAGCAACTGCCAAGTCGAAAAGCAGGGGATCGTCGACGCGGCGCGCACGCAGTATCTCATTGAGCAGCAGAGCAACAACACCCGCGCGGCTATCAACGCGAGCACGGAGGCCATCACCTCGCAGGCGAGCCACATCTACGAGCAGCGCCTGCAGGAGACCATCTTTGACCTTAAGATGGAGAACCAGAGCCTCAAGAACGGCATCTTTACCAAGGAGCAGACCGACGCTCTGGCCGCGAAGATCTCCGATTGCTGCTGCGGTTTCAACCGCCGCCTCGACGCGATCGAGTGTCGTATGCTGACGAAGCCGAACCTCTACGGCGTGGCCGCCACCGGCGCGGGGCAGATCATCCCTGCAACCTGCGGCTGCAACGGCAGCACCAACCTCTAAAACCATCAGCCCCGCACGGGGAATATGGTAGGCCCTGCAGGCCGGGAAGCAGGCGGGGCAAATGCCCCGCCTATTTTATTTTGAAAGGAGACACCGAAATGTCTTGTAAATCCGCTCTCTATGCTGCCATGCAGACGCCCTCCGCAGTCGCGGTCGGCGGCGTCATCCCGCTCGGCAGCCTCATCCGCCGCTACGGCTGCGATGTCAGCCTTAACGGCAATGCCGTCAACATCACCGGCGCGGGCTACTACGACGTCGACGCCTCGCTCACCGTTGCGCCCGCCGCGGTCGGCACCGTCACCGTCACGCTCTTTAAGGACGGCGTGGCTGTCCCCGGCGCGACCGCCTCAGCGACCGCCGCCGCTGCAAACGATGCGCTTGACCTCAACATCACGGCTCTCGTGCGGCAGGTCTGCTGCGCGGCGGGCTCCGCTCTGACGCTGGTGCTCACCGGCGCCGCCGCGTCGGTTGAAAATGTGGCGCTGCGCGTCCAGCGGATCTGAGAGGTGCGCTATGATGCAGCTCTTGATCGGTATGCTGCTCGGCGCGATGGTCTCGACACCCACGGGCCGCAGCATCGGCAACCAGATCGGCGACGCGGCGCTTAAAAAGGTCAAGGACGCCGTGCAGGCGTCCGCGGCCGGAGAGGAGGCTGACGATGGAAAATCTGCATGA